ATAACTTTTTTACCTAAATAATACTTATCTATCCATGCCTGATCTCTTGTAAGAATTTGAGAAATAGTACCAGCATCATTAAGATTATCGTCAGTCTTCCTAACAATAGAAAAATGCGTTGATAATGACTTCCGTTCGGGTGAGTCGTCATCAAAATAACGAGACACCCAGTGAAACTCATCATCAGAAGGATTGTCGAGAATATCAACATAATTTAATACTAATGGTTGTCCGTATACTTTATGTCGTGGCCATTCTGGAAACTGATCTAATAAAGGTTGCGGAACAATAGCTTTATCCCAACGGCCAACACGTGCATCCATTAATAGAAAAATACTTTCTTCAACTTCCTCCGCTTGATCTATAACTAACGAATTAATTTCAAAACCCTTAGCCGTAGCCTCATCCATCTGATCGAGATGAAGCCAATATATTCTTGACCCATTAATGAAAACTGTAAGACCAAAGTTCTCGTCATGTGTTAAAATAAATTCTTTAGGGCAAATCTTAAAAAAGGTTTGCATCGTAGTGGCTCGAAGGTTTTTATAAACCTGCCGGCAGAAAGCCATTCTGTAACCTGAGAAAGTAGTTAACATTACTACTGCTCTTTGACAAGCTACATAAGTCTTACCATTACCAAAACCACCACCAAACCTATTATTACGTTTGCGACTCCAGAAGAATATTTCTTGTTCAGGATTACGGAAATCTATTCTAAGATCCATTACGGTCCTACAGAAATAACTATTGTAATGTTAATTACTGGACCAGTAATATCAGGTTGAGCGTTATTAATTACTACTGTTAATGCGTTTGAAGTTCCAGTATTAGGTTTACTTCCGTCACATACTTTAGTAGGATCTGTACTAGAACCTGCTTTATCTGTAGCTTTAGCTGTAATGGTATACGTTCCATTAGTTACTTTAGTTGTATCCCAAACAAAAGTATAGTTAGTTCCAGAATTAGGTGTAGTAAATAATGGTGAGAGAGGATTACTTCCAGAAAAGAATTGAACATCTTTAATACCACAAGATGTTGCCCCTACTATAACTGGATCACTTGCAGTTGCAGATAAAGTTACACTTCCATTTACTGTTTGGGCTGCTAGCGTAATAGGAAACAGTAAAATAAATAAAAGTAATTTTTTCATACTAGTTTAATGTGACAGGTTGATTAGTAATTAACCTTACTCCAATATTCGCCGCTGCCATAACTGGCATAGAATACTTTGGAGGAATAATACCTGAGGCTCCTATCGAGATGGCCCCGCCAAGTAAATTTAACCAAAATGTTTTAGACTTCAGAATATTCTTAGCTTCCATTTATTTTACTCCCATTAGTAAACAATACCGCTCCTGTGGTCTGCCGGATATAGAGTTCAAATCCCTCACCATAATAACCCATAAATACTTTAAATGCTTCTGTAGAATTTAATACTGCTAATTCAGAGGAACCAGTTACTCTAGTTAAACAAGAAATAGTCTTACCTACACCTATACAACCTTCAACATCATTTGGCCAGTTAGCTATATGAAATAAAATATTTTCTCTATTAGGAACATTTAATATTTCAATAGCATTATAACCATCTTTATTAAAAAATCTAGGGACACAAGTATAAGACCCTTCAGGTATACAAGAAATCTTACTTGCATTATTTAACCAAGGACGCTCTACTGTAGCTAACCAGTCAGATCCACAAAGAAACTTACCAAAAGTTCCAAAAGGAAAGTAAGCAGTTCTAATTAAGTCTAATCTTTTCATTTTCCCTTAGCTAAAGCGATATTAATTTTTTGAACATCTTCAGTAATACTACTATGAAATATCTTATCTTCTATAACATGATCGTTGTAATCTTTAAGGGTAATATCTACTTTAGTCGTCCAACTACTTAACTTCCAGAAAGCTCCCAATAAGATACTTGTTTGTCCTATTATGGCGATTAGAAGAATTATACTGTCTCTTTCCAATCTATCCTCCTAAGAGAAAAATTCTCCTCTTTGTTTTGCTTCCATTTCCTTATCTAAGTCTGTTAGAAAAGGATATGTTCCACAAAATCTATATCCCATCTGTTCACAGTAATTACGTGATTTAACTATAGCCTGTGAAAGATTTCCATGAAATTGAAAACTTTTAACCTCAGGTGCCCGATTTCCTCTACGAAACCATACTATATATAGAGGTAATGCAGGATTAAGTCCTGGAGCTATTTCAATTGATTTTTCTTCTGGATTAGTTGTTACAGGAGAATCAGGAGTCTCAGTTTTCATAATATTCCTTAAGTCTAATTAAGATACAGGTACAACTAAGTTAAGCAGGGTTTTAGCCTCGCCGGAACTTAATATATTGATAACTACAGATGGAACCTTAACTTTCTTTTCAGCATCAGTATAAACAGAATTAGCCTTAAGAGAGATTTCTGCTGCTCTTAAGGCTATTTCTGGTTTATCGTCATTCATTAATGAAGCAATTCTAGAGGCAGCGGCTTCTATTCCTGCGCCGCGAGCTTTAAAAATCTTTTGAACATGAGAAAGTTCTTCCCCTGCGGGAATCTCAACTTCATCAGATTCTATTCCAGCATCAGAAAGAACAGAATTAATTCCGTTAACTACTTCATCATTTAAACTGTAGTTAAGCCGCGTACTCACTTTGTTCGCACTCCTTAGATAGAATAAAGATCATAGGATCAGGTTTAATAAATGCCCTAAGAGGAGATAGTTTAACTTTCTTCTCCATGTGCTGAGCAAATTTAATCTTTTCTAATTCAATCTCATGTGGAAACTTTAATTTAGTTAACATATTCTTCCTCCCTTCTAACTACAGTACCCTGTGGGCTTAAATTATATGATAGGCCGACATTCTTTTTAGGATAATCAAATTTAGATCTATGACAGATTAAGGCTAATCTTCCTGGAGGGAGATCTTCACGGAAGAAGATTCTTATTTTACCGTATTCTGTTTCTAACATTGTATCGCCTTCGGTGGCTCTACTTATGCAGCGGGTGATAATAAATAAGTCTTCTATTTTTATACCTTGTTCCTTAACTCTCTTTTCTAAAACATCGCCGACCCATTGTCTTGTAACTGGTATATGTATTCCGTCTATAATCATATAGATACACCTGTACTTGGCCTTGTAGGGAGTATGCTACATTTCATGCTTGTGTGCAACCCCTTTTTAGGGTATGCTTTCAGTAGGTTACGCGCTTCATACCTAACCAGCTACCGGCGAAGCCGGATAATTTAAGTAGGAGTTTAAAAAGTTATGCCAAGTAAAGGTTCATTAGAAGAAAGACAGAAAGAGATGCGGAAAAAATTTTTGAAACCTAAAAAAGAATCTTCTATTAGGAAGGTTTCTAGTGTGGATATTCTTAGGAGTTTAAGGAAATCTATATTAAGGGGGGATTAGTTGAAACTGAAAATGTTCACGTGTGGTCTGTTGGGGGTGTCTACCCGGTCAATAGATGATAGATTATAGATCATACGATAATCTATTAACCTAGAATCAATTACTTACAAACCATGTCAAAATATTGACACACCGAACATATGTCGGTATCGGTTTACCTTACACTTTTAAAAACCTTGTAAACATAACAAAAGAATAAACTTATACGTTTACATGAAAATGTTGTAAGGTTTACCGACGTTTACTTAAGTTATTGATTCTAAATAAGTTAAGTATCATTTCATGTTTACATGTCGGAAAACCTTACACTTTTTCAAGTGTCAAAGAATTGGATGTATAAGAAAATAAATAAGTTAAGGTTTGGCAGGTGTATTGCTCTTATGTGGGCAGGAGGAACGGACAATGACAAGCATGAAACAAATCTACAAACATTATCAGCACCACCTACGCCTTTGTCGTCGACTTAAAGTATCTACACATTGGACTCTTGAAATGATGATTGCAGCTAATCGGTAGATGGTTCTTTAGGATGGTTCGATTCCATCCTACCGAATGTTCGGTAAGGTCCATTAAGGTTTCTGGTAGGGTTAGATTTTGGCAAGAGTAAGTCCAGAGGGAAACGACCGTTACGTCTGGTAAGTCTTTTGTACCATTGTGGAGTCGATAGCTTAAACAGGCTAATTCCATAACCCGAAACATACTTTCCCGACAAGCCAGAGGATTTAGTCAGAATCCGATTACTTACCGTAGGCACATGTAGCGCGAGAGAATCCTACATAGTAGAGCAAAGGAAATACTTACCTATTGTTTGTAAGCGGTAGGCAAAGGTTTCCGAAAAGCCCATGTTAAACAGACATGGTACAGTTTCATTATCTAACAAGTAATGAAAGGGTACTGAGCAACTACGCTAGGATTCAAACCTAAATCGAGAAAAACGAAACACTACGATACATATCAAATATGTTGAATCCTTTGTTCCTAAATCAAACTCAGGAGAATAACATGAAAGACTTCTTAGAAGAAATTGAATTTTTCGCAGGTCGACGGTAGGTTATGAAACCTGAACCAAAAATGATTCTTCAATTCATTGAACCCTTTCGTAAGGTTCCACCTTATGATAAATTTCGGAATCATGAGAATCAATCAATCGCAATCCTTTTTAATATCATGGAAAGTAAATTCCTAAGAGAAGGATTGCAAGCATACATTACAGCATCTAAAACAAAGTAAGACGAAACGGCCTACGGGCCGTCCATGAGTAATGCTCATGCTGATGAGTCTAACTTAACTATTGCTTTCCTATGTTCACTCTGTTACATTAAAGAGGCATCATAAAGGTGCAATATAGAAAGGTAAGGTTAAACACATGGCTCGACAGAAATCCGACAGTTTCAAACGTACCGTTCCGTTTTACGATGACAATTTTGATCTTCAGACTAAGACAGTTGAGGGAAAGATTGTCACGGCAAAGTCATTGACCGAGGCAAAAGAATTGTTCGGGAATGACGATGCGAAAGTTTTGGATGCACTCAATTCACAGTTGCGGGAAAATCAAATTTCCCTTGCAATGAACGCTGCATCCGGCGGAATGGAGGAACGATTCATCATGGGATTCATTAAACCCATGCGTTCAATGGTACCGTTTAATACCATTGAGGATGAAAAGGCCCAGACAAAAGCAATTTTGGAACAAGTCAAGACCGTTCCATTTTTGCTCGAAGGTTTGAAGTCTTACTGCAAGATTCGTTCTACGGAAGGTGACGAGGAATAAACAAAGTTCGGCCGATAATATTTCATACAATTCATAAACAAGAACCCTACTGAATCGGCCAGTAGGGTTTTTTTGTTTTGCAAACATAATTAAATTATCGCAGTTGAAGCAAGTTTCTGAAATAAAGTAGCGCGTCAATGGCAGTTGGATGGCACGGTGTGAGTGCTACGTGAGATCACTCACGAGACAAGTTACCTAGAATCAACAGTTTAGCGAAAAAAAGACAAAAACCTGTATGTATGGTACTTACATAGTGTGCAGACGTATGGGTATTTTTTTTTTTTTTTTTTTTTTAGAATCAACGACTTACACTAACATACTGATAACAAGTGACTTTAAGTCCTTTAGAATCAGCCGCTTACGCGGACGCAATAATATTCACTTTTTGAGTGCATGAAATGGTAAAGCCTGTAGAATCAGTCACTTACAGAACAGGATACAGGCAGGCTGCAAGATCATACATATAGGTTAGAGCGTAAAAGCCTGTAAGTGACTGATACAGTAGGCATTTAAAACGCTTGACAGGTATCGTAGCACTCATGGTACACTCTCAGGATGGTAGCAGGATACTCACAATCGCTTAGAGCGCACGGCAAAGCCGTGGTAAGTAAACTGCTATTAATTCTTTATTAATGAATTGATAAGTAATTTAAAACTAAATGAAAGTCACAATTTAATAAAGAATACTTTCTAGGTACTAACAAGTTCCGATAACTTCGACAATACAGAAGGAATAGGAAATCCAAAATAAAACTTTGGTAGCGTGAGATTAAATCTTATCAAGATTTGAAAAATCTGATCCTTACAGTTGATTTTGATATCGTAAATTCTGTAAGCCGCGCCGGTACTAGAAAGGATAAAAAGATTATGAACACAGAAAAAGAACTCGATAAAATGTCCGACGCTGAATTGAGTCAATATAGGAAAGATCTTTACAATAAGATCAAAGAAATCAGACTCGAAGAAAACAAGAGATCTATTGTCGAACAGATTAAGCATGACAGGTTTATGGATAAGTACAAAAATCATGCTTAAAATCCCGACGGCCCCACCCGAAAGGCATAATATGAAAGAATTAGAAGATCAAATCGAATCTCTTTTATACCAAAGAAAACAGATAGTCAAAAGCCATCTAACAGGATGGGATTTTATAGACACTATCTTTGATATAGACAAAGAATTAAATGCTTTAGGGTATGATGTAAAGTCTCTCTATTCTAAAGAAGAAAAATATGTCTAAAATAACTCACAATCACGTTAACTACTGTCCTATGTCAAAAGTAGATGATAAGGGACAAAGCAGAGTTAAATCGTGTCCCGGTAAAAGTATTCTACCTTGTGACAACGAAGGCACAGAAATAGAATGCTCGATAACGTCTACAGATTTTGTCTGTGATAACTTTGAGTGTAAAGTAATGGCTAATTTAGATCGTTACGCAAACGATCTGGAAATAGCACAAACCGAAAACGCAAAGCTGAAAGCAATTAATACTCAATTTAGAGTATTAATGCTGATGCCCGATTCTGCTGAAAGACTCATAAAAAAGAATGAGTTAGACTTTTCTGGGATCAAAGGCTTAATTGCAAAGCATAAAAAGTCTTGGGAATCCTGCGATGATGTTACAATCTTATATATGCTTGAATATCATCAAAAGTTTTCTGAAGCATATGCCGAATTTGCTCATGAACGTAATTCTAAGATAAGAATTAAAGACGCTATCGCCGACAGAGCAAAAGCAGAAACAAAAACTGCTATCAAAAAAGTAGATAGCATGAAACAAGAAGTAAAAGAAAAAGCAGCAAAACTTTCTGAATTTGGAAAAGCAGTAGCAGGATTTGTAAAAGTAGGGATGAAAGAAGATAAAGCAAAAGATTTAGTTAGAGCGATGGGATTGAAGGAAGTTTAAAGGTAGGTGCAAAATGTGAAATAATGTAGAGTCTTAAGCTAAGGTAACCTTAAGATTCGAATAAAACTAAAGGATTGCCTAATCCGAATCTATTACAAGGTCACGTAATAGAAGGAACATAGAGAAACCTAGCTATATTCCTAACTGGAAGGTTAAATGTGGTTCGAATCCACAATATAGCTTTATGAGATCACAAAAAGATGAAGACCATTTCCTTAATTGTAAGTTAAGATTTAGTAAATGTGAAGAATGTCAGAAAATAGCTAAGGAAATAAATAGGGACGATGATAATGAGATTTCTTCAGTAATGAAAGAAGAAACAAGAAATAATGATTCAAGAATTAATAGAATTAAACATCAAAAGGAAATATATTAATATGAAAAGATCAGATGAAAGCCCAGAATTAGATTTTGTTGTAAGAGCAACAATACAAGAGAAATTAAATAGAGGAGAAGACATTATATGTTCTATTTGTGGCAAGAAAATAGACACAATAGGATGTATGGTAATAACTCTAAAAACTGACCCAGAAAATGAGAATTTAGCTACTGGATTCTTTACAGACCATGAAGAATGTGATAAGAAAGAATCAGCTAAATTAAACTAATATGAATCTCAAAAAAGCATTCTTTGAATTTCTGCTTCTAATACTTGTATTTTTGATTTTACTTTATTTACCACTCCTATTTAAAGGAATTTAAATATCTTTATGACACAACCTAAAAAAGATATTAAAAGAGCACAAAAAGATGCCATAAAGATAGGCTTCAAAATGCTATGGTTAGACTCCGATAATAAATGGAGACCATGTAGGGATATTAATTCCGCTCCATTTTTCTGTAAAGATGTAGTTGAAGTAAAAACATTAGTCTCTTTTAAGACTGAATTAATGAGACTAGAAAGGAAATGGAAGTAATGACCGCGTTAACTGAAACCTGCAAAACCTGTAATAAGCCAATAAAGCATATTCAATCTGAAATACCTTCAGGTGCATTTATTACTTATGTTTGGGGTTGTGGGCATATTGAAACTAAGATTAAACCTAAAGTAACGGAAGTAAAGTTTAATGTTTTCAGTTCAACAGACTCACCCATAACTATAAAAGTACCGGAACCAACACATGAAGAACTATATAATGATTTAGAAAAATGGGTTAACGAGGGTGGCAGCTTCAAGAAAACCCCTGAAATGATTGCGGATGAGGAAAGACTCAAAAGATGGCAGCATGAAAGTTTCAATGCAATTAATGGTTCCGCGAAGCGGGCTTATGAACATCAGTTTGAATGTGTAGAGTTTGGAGAAGCCGCACACGGATGTTTTTTAAATGCCGACGACGTTGGAGTAGGAAAAACAATCGAGACAGCAATATTAATTAAAAGAAATCTCGCAGCATTTAAATCAGTATTGATTCTGGTTCCAAACAGTATAGTTTTCCAGTGGGTAGATGAAATTAGAACATGGACTGGAATGAAAATTAATACTGTAATGCCAGTAATGAAACGAGAGCATTTAATGCCGGGATTTGATATTTATGTAATGTCCCGTGACTTGCTAGGCCGTAAAGGTGTTTTAGATTTAGTAGCAAAACTAAAGATTAAATGTGTCGTAATAGATGAGATTCATGATTTTAAAGATACTGAATCCCTAAGAACAAAGGCACTCTATAAACTTATTAAAGATAATGACATTAAGTTTAAACTGCCAATCGGCGGGACGTGGATTAAGAATAGATTTAATGAGGCTTTCGTTCCACTAAACTTAGTAGATCCTTTACATTGGCCGAATCAAGCAGCAATAGATAAGTTTAGCTACGGCGACAGATTAAATCCTTATCGTGAAGATGAGTTTAAAAAGATTACAAAAAATACAATAATTAGGCGCGAGAAACACGACGTTCTAAAAAATCTTCCGCCACTTTCACGAGACTTTCAACTTATTGAAATAGACGACGAGGGAATTAAAGATTCTTATAATCACCAATTAGGATTATATGAAAGTTTCTGTAATCATAATGATCCTAGAATCCAAAGTCAGCAACTTTTAGGATGGTTAGCTAGATTAAGAGCAATAACTGGAATGGCTAAAACACCCTATGCTGTAAAGTGGGTTAAAGAATTTCTTGAGGCTAGTGAAGATTCGATAGTAATATCAATTCAACATCACGATGTTCTAGATTTACTTGTAAATGTATTTAAAGCTAATAATCTAGACCCTTTAAGTTTATCAGGACGAGACGACGCTTATGCAAAACGTAGGATAGTAGCTGAGTTTAATAATAAACGTAATGTTCCATTGATTATGAATGGACTCGCCGGTGGCGTAGGATTAGATGGTTTACAATCATGCGCCAATGCTTTAATTCTTGAAAGACAATGGAATAGTGCATTAGAAGAACAATTTGAAGGAAGATTACATAGAAATGGACAATTAAGAGCCGTAACAGCAACTTATCCATTAGCAAAAGGTACAATAGATGAATTTTTCCACGATAAAGTATTTAATAAACGTAATATTCTTGCAAGTGTAGGAATAGGTAGTTTTGATGATGGTTTAAACAGTCTACAAACATTAAAGGAATTTGCTGAATTTGTAGCATCAAATAAAATTTAAGGGGAACTATGAGATTATATCACGTTGAAAGAACAGATGAGATAGATTATGATGAATTTTCTGATTTTGTTTGTGTAGCAGAAAATGATGAAGAAGCAAGAAATATTCACCCAAGAGAAGATAAAAAGGTATGGGGAGAAGATTATGACTACTGGAACAACGGATCTTGGATAAATAAAGAAGATATTAATTCTTTAAAAGTTAAAGAAATAGGTTTAGCTAAACCAGAATTAACTAGAAGTGTAATCTGTGCTTCATTCCACGCGGGATAAACTATGACTGAAATAGATAATAGAAATCAAGATGAAATGCTTAGATATTATGAGGATAGGATTAAAGCATTAAAAGATAAGATTACAGAATTAGAAGATATTAATTTTAACCTTATGATGTATGTTGATTCTTTAAGATATGAGTAAGTTAGCCCGCGAGCGTAAGAAACATTGGAGAGTAGTTAAGGCTATAGCTAAAGAACAAAGTATAGCTATATTAGAACCTAAGAAACCTAGTAGGGGATTTTGGAAATATTGGGAAGAACTCTATAGTATACCATTTATTAGCTTTCAACCTCCTATTATCACAGAGGAGGAAGCGGAAGAAAGTGGAATAAGGGGATTAAATATAAATGGTTTCTGGTATGATGAACTAGGAGAAGAAGATGATAAAAATAAATCTAACTAACGAAATTTACTCTAAACAGAAGACTCAGTATGCTAGACCAGCAGATAAGACTTTAATAGAATATATCTCACACTGGTTCTACAATGGAAAATATACAAATACAAATCCAGCTACAGAATTTATGTATGGAGAAGGTAGACAGAAAATGCAACTTATAGATAATTGGAAGCATAGATACTCAATATTAAGACGGATAACTCAAATACTTAAACCTAAAGGAGAATAAAGTGGATTCTAACGATAAACTATATCACGATCAAACTAAAGTAAATCAAAGTGCAGGAAACAGAATTACTTCAAGTTTGCTTAATCGTATTAAGGATTTTAACGAAGCCGCGAAGCATAACTTACTTATAGATGTTTCTGGATCTATGGAAGATATGGTTCATGAGGAAGGAAAGTCGCGTAATGAAGCTGTCTCTAAAAGACAAATACTTGAGAATCTTTTAACTAAGATTCCAGATGGTATAACCAAATTTGCTTTCAGTTATACTGTAAAAGAGTTTAAAGGCCCGCTACCTTTTGAAGGTTCTGGAACAGATATGACTACAGCATTTAATCGAATGAAAGAACTAGGAAAAACAGAAATAGTATTAATCACAGATGGTTTACCAGATCACGCTCCAAGTGCGTTACAGGCAAGTAAAGGATTAAAAATAGATATTATTTACATTGGGCCGCAACCTAGACCAAAATTCTTAGAAGAACTAGCAGGTAAAACCGGCGGGTCTTTCACTAACATTAATTTAATTAAGGCGGGAGCAACTAAAGAACTGGAATCTAAAATTACTCTACTTTTAAATGCTTAAGTAAATGTTAAAGAAGACAGGAACAAATAACCATTACACTACTTGTAATACTCAAGTACCCTTAGCACGAAGATTTTTTGGTGGTAACTTTACATGTACTTGTAGGAAACTAGAAATAGAAGAAAAAGCTAAAGTAGCCAGAATAGCCCAAAATAGTATTCCAGCAGGGGGTTATGGTCGAATAAATACTAATTATGGTACAGTATCATACCAAACAAATGCTAATCAATATTATAGTTCCGCTATACCATTTTCTAGTACTGTAAATGGTAAACCTTTTAATCCATTTAGTGAGCAAAAAGATGAAGAACCTAAAGTAAGATATAAAAAGCTAGATTCCTATGAAGACATAATTGAAGATGTTTTACTTGTTTTAAATGAGGATATTTTTTATGCAAATAGTAGCAACCTCGATATTGGGTTAATATTTTTAGATAGGTTAGACTATAGAATAGCTCAGGTTAAACATAAGAAGAAACTTGAAGAACCAATGCCTAAAACAACTTTAGTTCAACTAGGAATGGAAGTAGATTTAAGAAATCTTAGTTCTAATTCATTCGTAGTTAAACCGTTAAAAGGTGCCTACGGATTAGCTGGAAATAGTTTAAGAAAAGATTCGTTCTGGGTTCTAAGTGAACGAGATCCTGGGAAGCCGCCATTTTATCTTTTTGAGTTCCCTGTTAATCAGTTTATATATCCCAAAACTGATATAGTGATGTTAATTGACCCTTATACTTGCGACCAAGATTATCTAACTGAAGAAATATTTCATGCTTACGGAATTAAACTTATGAAAAAATTTGATATTAAAGACGCTAGAAAGTTACTGGAAACGCGCAGGAAAGCATTCGAGGCGGCCCCGACAGCTACGAATGTTATTCTTTTATTTCAACTTATGGACGCTATCATTCTTAATGACTTTAAGACTGGTACTTTAGACCTGAATAAGACAGGTGAAAAGAATCTAGTTAGGTTAGAGAAACTTAAAAGTCTTGCACTTGATACTAAGTTTAACGAAGAACGAAAGAATGCGGTAGATAAATGTTTCTTGCAGTATAACATCCTTACTTCTTATTTAGATCAGGAGAAAGTAGGTTAATTATGGAAGATGATGACGCCCCAATTATTAAATCTCTAGATGAGATTCTAAAGGAATTGCAGAGAAATACTCTAGAAACTATAAGTAATGACTTTATAGCGCATTTAAGTATGTGCCCTCAATCAGAATCCCCTTACATTTTAGGTTATAAACAGGCTCTAAATTTTGCTATTGAATACATTGAGAAAAATAAAAAGGTAATAGTATGAGCTGCCAAGACGATACTAACGATAGACCTTATATTTATGAGTGCTGCCCAGAATCTATAGATGGGATAACAGCACAGTATTTAATAGATTTATGGAAAGAACGTGATATAGAAAACTATCACATCTATTGCTGTAAGTGTAGAAAGATATACCATATCTTTAAATTAGGTTTAAAGTGGACTGGATACATAGCTACAGATGAACAGTTAAAAGACTATAAAGAGCAAGAAGCTAACTTTATGCTTCGTAGGGAAGAAAAAGAACATAAAGTAGAGGTAGTTTTTACTTTAACTGATATTACTAAATTCAGATGTATAGTATGTAAACAAGGTATGTTTGAAACTGAGCCTTTAGAAATAAAGGAAAAGTTTCTAGATGATCTAAATATGACAGTAGGAGTACTTTTAAATAAGTATACAACTCCAACTAAAGAACAGTATATAGCAGAGTGGAACATATGTAAAGGTATAGTAAACTCGTGCCGGCGGTGTACAGAAATAGCTCAGAAAAGAATGAACTCAGGAAAATATAACTAATTAAACTTATGATAACTATTGCACTTGATTCTTCTCAATTATCTACTTACTTAAAATGTAATGAAAAATGGAATCTTTCAGGACGCCAGCACCTAAGATTATCTGGCGCAGCTACAGGTCCATTAGATAATGGAACAGTATTCCATAAACTTTTAGAACTATATTACATTGAAAGATTTACTTCTAACGTATATGATTCTGCACAAGAGGCTTTAACTAAGTTTCTAGCTTCAGAAGAAGCAAAGTTAGTAGACGAACCTACTAGACTATTTTTGGTAAGCAGATTTAGAGACTATATTATATTTTACTCTCAGTCTGATTTCCAGCCTCTAAGGATAGACGGGATACCTAGTATAGAACTAGGTTTCTCTAGCGTTTTCTATGAGGATAATCATAGAAAGTTTATTCTTGAGGGTAAAATAGACTTACTTACTTCTTATCGTGAAGATTTAAGTTTTGTAGATCATAAGACTCAGGGCCACGCCATGCAGATTTATCCATATACTCCACAGTTCTTAACTTATGCTATGGTTACAAAAAGTAAGAAAGCTGTGATAAATATCATTAGACTTCATAAAGAAGTTACAAAAGATACTTTTATAAGGGTTCCCATAACCTTCGCGGACCATCAGATCGAAAGATGGAAACAGACAGTAATGAAAGTATTCGTAGAAATATATGCAGTATTAATTAGAGCAGAAGCTACAGGACAAGATCCTATATTTAACCAAAATCAAGGTGAATGCGGTGGAGCATTTAATTCAAATCCGTGTCCGTTCACAAGTCTTTGTGAAATGAATCCAGACAATAAAGTTATGTATAATAATATTAAAAGTTTTAAATACCATGAACGGATCTGGCGTCCGTGGGATATTAATGAAGTTAAGGAGTTAGTTTAATGGCAAGTTTAAAGCATCTTCATAGTTACGAACGTAGTGTTAAAAATATGGAGATTTATAAGTGTATTCACCCACAATGTACACACTTTACCCGCAGGGAGCTAATTGTTGGTAAAGAAGTAATTTGTACAAAGTGTCATCAACCTACGATTGCTAGAAATGAACAATTACATGCAGGGCATAATCAATTAGGAGTTAGAAGGTTGACGTGTCTTATGTGTAGTAATAGCCCAAAGCGTTTTCAGATTCAGGCTATTGAAGATGTTTTGGCTGGAGTTTTAGATAATTTAGATTCAGATAATTTAGAAGGGAGTAAAAGTGCTTAAAACAATTATAACTAAAGACTTAGTAAATAGATCAGATTGGTCTTCAGGCCCGTGGGATGATGAGCCTGATAAAAAACAATGGGAAGACACTGAAACTAAATATCCTTGTCTTATAGTTAGAAATAATCTTGGTAATTTATGTGGTTATGTTGGAATAAGTAAATCTCATCCAATGTTCGAAAAAGACTATGATAGTATAGATGTTACTTGTCATGGTGGATTAACATATGCAAGTAAGTGCTACCATAATATTTGTCATGTAGTTTCTGAAAATGAGGATGATAATATTTGGTGGTTAGGATTCGATTGTGCCCATTATAATGACTTGTCTCCCCATCTAAAAATGTTTAATAGGGAAGGAATCTATAGAGATTTTAACTATGTAGAAAATGAATGCACTAACTTAGCTAAACAACTTAAGGAGCTAGAAAGTGCCTAAGAATATTAAAGTATGGGAATGCAAAATAGGTGGAAAGAGAGTAGAATTACCTGATGGTGCTGATGCCCCATTAAGACAAGCAGTACAAAAAGCATATTTTGAATTAACTGGAACTTATGCAGAGTTTTGCTTTTCTGGTTGGGGAGGAAAGTTAGATGAGATTGAAATTGAAATAGCATATAAGGAAAATAAAGATGCCTAGAATTAAATCACCAATATCAATAATTGAACAAAACTATAATAAAAGATATGACCCAGAAACACAAAGAATATATTTAAATATGATAGATCAGCGTAAACTAGATAAATATGCTAACGACTTCATTATGTCATGTAAGTTTAATGATGCCGCGGGGAATTTAATTTTGACAGAAAAGCAAGCAGATTACCTTGCTGAGCTTTACACTAAATATTCTTCTTAGGAGTAAATATGCTTACACAAGAACAAAGAAAATGGTGTAGAACTGCTTATGTAAATGCAGGCAGTTTTGTATCTACCTTTGCTGTAGCTTGTTTAAAAGCTGATGATGAAAACGCAGAACTATTAAAAGACTCATTAAATAAAATGATAGAAAAGTACCCACAATATTCTACTATGAAAGAACCAGAATAAAACTATGCCTACACTAGAAAATGTCTCACCAAACCCAAGAATATTTGCTCTCCATGTATCAGAATCAGGTGATGGTAAATCTGATGCTGCCGCAAGTTATCCCGGACCATTTCATCAATGGGATTTTGATGGAAGAAACGAAGCACTTTTAAGTAAAGTCAAACCTCGCGGCCCGCTGGAACCAAAAGATGTTAGTTTTACTCGATTCTATCCTAAGAATGGATATGAACCATTTCAGGATGAATTAAATATTTTAGAAATGCAAAGAATATCTCGTCAGTTTCCCTACGGAACATGTGAATTAGCTTCTATAACGTCTTTCAATCGTGCTTTAATTGTAAGCTCACATAATATACAAAAAGGGAAAATGATAGGTAAATTAAGGATGAGCGGCCCTGGAGATTTTAACTTTGAAGTTTCAGGAATGGCTCAATTAATGGATCAATTAGAGATATTCCCATGTAATGTTATAGTTTCTGCTCATATCATAGACAAGTGGGGAAAACCAGACACAGGAAATCCTGAAAAGGATCAATATGCGGCAAATGAAAAGATCGGAGAAAAGATAGCTTTACGTGATCAGCCCGGAGCCGTTTTGCCTAGTATGTTCTCTAATGTTTTTAGGTTCTCAAGAAAAGTAGTTTCAGGTCAGATGCACTATTTCGTTAACTTTGCTACTGACTTAGCTAAAAATAGTTTCGGTATACCACCCGGTGAGCATGATATTACGGGTAAAATGTTTTATCCTTACTTACAGGATTTAATTAAACAAATTAGGGAAGGCAGTTTTAAACCACCTTCGGTTAACGCTGGGATGCCATTTTAATTATGAATTTACCAATAAGAATGCCTCAGAGAGCAAATAAAAATGTAATTCCTAAAACAGTCGAAGAACTTAAATCAATTCCTTGTAAACGTGGACATAGTAGAGAAGATGCTTATGTATTTAAAGACCCTTATTCTACTAGAATTGTAGTTAACTGTAAAACTTGCGCTATACTCTATCACAGAAAGAAGAAAAAATGAAAGAATCAGAAAAAGCACTAATCGGATCAGCATTTCATATTTTACAAGGTGAAATATTTATCAATGCACGTAGTAAAGGATTTTATGGTGATCCATACATCCCATTAGACTTAACAAAAGTAAATAAAGGCGAACGAATAGCTTTAATGCACTCTGAGTTAAGTGAAGCGTTAGAAGGTATTAGAAAAGATAAAATGGATGAACATATTCCAGAATATACTTCTGAAGAAGTAGAATTAGCAGATTGTATCATCCGAATTTTAGATCATGCAGAGGCTTTTAATTTACGTTTAGTAGATGCTATTATTTCCAAGCATGAGTATAATACTACTAGAGAATATATGCACGGAGGTAAGAAGTTTTAATATGCCATGTGGAGGAATAGATAAATATAAAGACGTCCATCCAGGAGATTGTTTTCTTTGTGGAAAACCAGATGCGACACATTATTGTCATGAATGGGATTGTATGTTACATGCGGATTGTATAGTCCCATTCTTAGAAACAGAAGAAGGTAAGATAGTAATTAAACATGGGCATAGAGTAACAATTTGGTATGAAGACTCTACTGATTCTGAAGTAGAAAAAGTTTAATATGCCTAGCTTCGCTGGCGGAACTGGTATACGCTACGGACTTAAAATCCGTCGAGATTTAATCTCATAAGGGTTCGACTCCCTTGCGAAGCAATCCGTCGATAAAAAGACGGAAATCCAAAAACAACAAACAAAGAAAGAAGATAAAATGAAAATTACATTGACTCCTGCCGATATGTTGAAAGGTGAGCCTCATAAAGAAGGTTGGGTAAAAGCGACTGTTACAGAAGCCATTGCAAGCCCTAATAAGGCTCAGGATGGTATTAACTACATCGCAACCTTTCTTATTGAAGATGACCCTGACAAACGAACTATTGATAAAATCTTTAGTTCAAAAGGTATCGGTTTTATGAAACCATTTCTTGCTGCCTTGGCTGGAAAAACAATTCAACAGTTTATTGAAGAAAAGAAAGCAACAGGTGTTGAATTTGAATTTGACCAAGTTAAAGGCGGTAAACTTCACATTAAGATTGGATCTAGGTTGTATGATGGCCGCCCGGTTTCTGAAATTCAGGACTTTGCGCCATATAACGCAACGGTTCCTTTCTAAATAAACTAACGGGTTCCCGTAAGACTTAGGTTACATGCTTGAAAGAGTAATTCCTTCGCGCGGGATTAAATTAGAGTAAGCGACAACTTTAAGCCCACTATTTAAACTTAAGGAGAAGAGATGAAGAAGAAAGTAAATACTGTTCATATCAATGAGATGGAGAGACTTAATAAATTTAATAGTGATTTGATAGAAGAAAATAATAGACTACATAATGCTTTAACAGCTTCTATTGATAGAGAAGCTAAGGATACTGGGCCTCAAGATGCTAAGGTAGAACTAACTCCACAATATCATTTCAATGATAACTTTAAAACTGGTGCTATTGGAGGGTATAAAGAACAAGAAACTACATTCTCAGGAGGCGCGAAGCGTAAAGTAATCTCAGAATGTTCTCATTTAATTTGTCCTGAACTTATGAGAAGGGTAGGACTTATTTATACTGAGGGTCTTAATTCTTACCCAGATAAAAGTGTAACTCATTATGCACAAATTTCTACAGCACGTTTTGGATTACCACTTGACAATCTTCTCCGCCACCTTGATAATCATTATTTACGTTATCGTCATGGTGATACTAGTGAAGATAACCTCGCGAAAATAGCTTGGGCTATTCAACAGATAATGCACCAAGAAGATTCAAGTTGCCAACACTATAATATGTTTCTTAAACATGAGGATAGGACAACTAAACCTAATACACTTTATGTTGGATAAAAAAGTAGAAAAATGTGGACTCTCGCGGCCACAAGTAAATGTTACTGTGTTAAGTGCAGAAAATAAAGTGGGCCATAATGGTTCTCTAATTCATGTATGTTCATTGGATAGGGGGCACACTAAACTTGAAAAGAATGCACTAGAATACTGTAGATGTGAATGTGGATATCAGTGGAGGAAGTTTCATAATGAGTGAAACACATGAGGGAATGTTAGATAAACAAGATAATGATCCAGAAAAGGATAGGTTTAATACAGGAATTTGGGGTCTATGTGAAAGCTGTGATTACTATACACAACTATGCTTAAATCATGAACATTGTTCTAAATGTTGTAAATGTGAATAAGATGAATAAAAAAGAATACTCTAATCTCCAAGATGGTGATATAGTAGAAAATGTTCAAACTAAACGTAAGTATGTAGTGCGTGTAGAAGATACAGAAACTATACCTAAACTTAGATTAGTAAACTATCAGAATGAGTTTAAAGTAATAAGTAAGGTAGTTAGAGAAGAACTATGATCGAGACAGAAAAAGTTCTAGTTGCTTCCCACGGCTATTCCGATGCAGATATATTTTTCCTAGGCGGCCATCCTTTAAAAGATGATATTTTAAATGGGATTGCACTTGTAGGATCAATCGAAGGCACTTTAAATTCCTACTTAAGGCCACACGGTATAAACATTAAGAACTGTTACCGTAGTACCTTCATTAAGGAGAAACTTGCTTACTCAGGTACTAACATTAAACTCTTAAAAGAAGCACTAAATAATGTAGACTTAAAATATTATGAAGAAGTTTTACTTCAAGAATTACGTGACATTAATCCGACTGTTATTATTCCTCTCGACGATATTGCTCTTGGCGTTGTC